TCTTATTAGTTAATCCTCGTCTTCTTCNTCTTCTTCTTCTTCGTCTTCTTCTTCTTCAGAGTCTGACTCTTTTTCTTCTTTTTTAATATCTTTGCCGTTGTCTTCATCTTCTTTATCGTCAGATGAATCATCGCCGTCAGAATCTTTTTCTTCGGCTGGTTCTTCTTTGTCTTCATCTTCTTCGTCTTTATTTTCTCTAAACAAGAATTCCTTGAATCCAATGATTTTTTCCTGAATTGCCTCACCCAGTTTTTCTTCGACTACTTTGCCTGCTGCTTCACTAAAGCCTACGAAATCTTCTTTACTTGAGTGAAGAATAATCTTTTCAATTAATTTTGACATTATTTTTATTCTCCTAAATTGTTAAAATTATTCTTCGTAATAACCGAAGAATGTATTGATTGAAGTGACCATAAATATGTATTCTAAATAGTATTTATATTTTTTTCACTTTTTTTTGAATTAATGGCCATTTTGGCACTTAATTCTTTGCTGAGAACATTATTGTAATATTCCCAGACCATTTCCTCAAGTTTGTTGTCAAGTTTTTTCTTAAGGATATTCTTAAATTCTGTAGAATCACTAGATTCTAATGCGTGAACTTTTTTTGTATCTGTCATTCTAGTTCATCTTCTTTAGGCATTTCTGCTAAATCTTTTTCTTTCTCTTTCTTTAAGTCTGCTCTTTCTTCATCAGTTAGACCCATGATTTCCGTCTCAATAAATTTGTTAGTCATTGGTCCGCCATCAGCTTTAATTTGAGTGGCTACCTGGACAACTTCCATCATAGCGGTTATGGTTTGAAGTTTTTTGTTCTTAGCAAAATCGTTGTTATTCTTAAAGATGAATTTAATACTGCCTTTAATGANTTCCCAATCTTCAAGTGACACTACTTTAGTTATTAGTAGTTCTTTCTTGAGCAAATCTCTGAAGATTCCCATGAATCTTTTTCTGAGTTTTAGTACAAACTTATAGAACTTAATTTCTTCATTTTCAATTTCTTGGTTCTGGAAGTTTATTGTATTTCCTCTTGACTCTGGATCACGTCTTTGTACGGGTACTTTTAGGGATCGCCAAAGTTTTCTATAGAAGTAATCCAGATCAGCAATTTCTGTAACATCAACAGAAGCAGTTTGTAATGATTCAATTTTAGTACCTCTACCTTCAGCATTAACAGCAAACCAAATATCCTCTTGCATAGATATACTTCGTTTTCTATTGTCAACGGTACCGGTTCCAATGTTATATGTGGTTTTGTTTCTATGCTTTGACATCAAGTTTTTAATATACTGCTCAGCCTTTGCTTTTGGCAAACGTCCAGTATCAACATAGATAGCATTTCTTTGCGGTGATCGAGTGAATCTATAAATCAGCATAGATTCTTCAATCATTGCTAGGTTATTATTTACCTTAGAAGCATAGTGTAAATGACTGATTGGAAACAATCGGTCTTTTGAGTATTCACCGGAGTCGATATAACAAATTTGTTCAGGAATATATTGTATATTTGAATCGTTGTACATTGTCAACAAAGACACTCGCTGTCCGTTTTGCTGTTCTTGTCTAGTGTCAAGAAAGTGTCTAGTCTTCTTTGTTTTTGGGTCTTTAATAGTATAAAAACCTTTGGGGGGCAAAATCTTTAGTGCTCTGATGCCATTCTTGAGTTGGTTGTTATTATACACTGTTTCCATCGCAAGCATACCATCAATATACCACTGCTTGAATAATTGTTCTCCTTTTTCATCAAAGTCCAACAAATTAAACAACTTTTCATATGATTTTTCAATTTTTTTCTTGATGCTATCAGGCATTTCCATATCATCAAGATTCATCTCAAAAGGTCTGTCTCCGGTTTCATCAGTAACAAATGCTTCATTAAGAATTTCATCAATAGCGTCCTGGACTTCAGGGGAATAAGCCATATCCCGCCAGTTGTTAATTAAATTGCTTTTTTCTGCCAGGACGGCATCAATAGATTTTCCAAGAGAGTATGACTCCGAAGCATCAGCTGCAATAGTGCCGTCTTGTTGTATTAATTCCTCAGGGGTATCCTGTGAGAAATTTTTACCCTGTTTCAGTTCAAAGTTACTTTCTCTTTCTGAATAAAACGACTTTTTAAGGGTCTCAAATAAACTTGCCATATATCTTACAGTTTTTCTCTTTATTTATCTATCTTCTGGCACGAACTTTGCCAATACTCTTGGTTCTTCTTGTTTTCTTGGCAAAATAACGAGGTTTTATCAACATAAGTTTATTGATATTTTCCTTTGGTATTCTTTCAACATTCTTTGCTCTGGATACCATATACTTTCTAAGCCCGTTAAGAGCATATCTCAACCGAGGTGTCCTCTTGAGCATATTATAGGTAACTCTAGCAATTTTCTTTTGATTCTTTATCTTAGCATTAGCTTGTTGCAGCCAGTTGATCAACAAAAACCTATCTTGGATTTTTAACCAGTGCAAATTTATACCAAGCAAATGTCTTCCCGTAATAAGCAAAGGAAGCACCAACGGCCTTTTATCCCACTCCGGTAAATTTGGAGTTTTGGGGTCATTATAATGGAAGAAAAACATGGAATTATAAATAAACTTTCTTCCTGCCATTAGTTATTCTCCCATCTACCGGACTTTATTTGGTTAGTTAATTTTGCTTCTTCAGGATTTAAGTAAATCCAAACTTTTTTCAAGTTCCCGATTTTAAACGACTTTCTTATATACCAATCAGGATGTCCCTCTAATTGATCCAATCGCTTTAGAACTTTGGTACTGACTTTATATATCTCGCCTTCGGTCCTGGCTCCTGACATTGTTTGAGCAAAAGGAAACCCTGGGCCACCATGAAGATCAATACCATACATTTGTAAGTATTCTACATAATTGTCATAGTATTCTACAGTGGGATAATTATACATCATCACATCATCAAAAACTTGATTTAGCCCATCGTAATAATCTTCGCCGTATAATTCTTTGAACGACTGCATATCTCCATCATCTAACCAACGTTCTAGATCATCTAATTCTTTTTGTAAATCGTCTTTAGTATCTTCGTCATCTTCATAATTTATTGCATCCTTCTTTTCAGAAATAGCATCTTCTAATTCTTGTCTGACTCCCGATTCATACTCTTCGTTGGCAGCCTCCAATTCCTTACGTTTGCTATCTGCTCTTCTTTCTAATTCGTTGTACTCATCTAAAGCATTCTCAAAATTTGTACCACCATCAAACTCAGATATATCGTTATCGTAGTACTCAAATTCAGCACCTAATCTTACATGTTTGTCTTTCCAAGCGGATTCAATATCTTTCTTAGACACCTTTTCTTCAATTACTTTTTGGTATTTTGCTGGTTTTAAATATTCTTTTAGTCTAATCATTTTATAGGTACTTAGTTTATTTGTGGATTCCAAGCTCTACTTCAGTAATTATCTGAAAATTGATGTCTCTGCCTTTTTCTTGTAATAGACGGCAATATTTTTCTGTAGCAGCCCATTTATTGCTATTTTTGATAAAAGTATTTATACTTTCCTTCAGTTTCTTTGTCTTTCTCTTTGGTCTACCATCAGCATGAGTCATCTTTGGTGGATTGCACTGATCTTTTGGTTTTATCTCAAATATGTATTCCTTTAATCCGCCAGATTTATCCTTGACTACAGCATAAAAATCAGGAAAATAACGATGCTTTCTACCGTCAACATCNTANCNNTATGGAATGATGATGCTTTCCGAAGAACATCTAATAATATTTTCATTGGTATCTAACCATTTCATAAAAATAAGTTCCCATGAAGACCTATAAAAAATGTCTCCATTGGAAGTATCCCACTTGTCGGGATTGGATGGCTTAAATTTTCCCTGCTTAAATTTAGACCNATTCATTCAAAAAACTAAGCGGTTCGCTTGAACTCAAAAAAGTCATATTGAATACCTANACTTAAAATGATAGGTTCTGCTTCAGAAATAGTTGTGCTTAAGGTAATATCACCTAGCGATGTAATCCAGCAATTATGGAAAGTATATTCTACTTGAGGGTAATACATCCCGTCAAACATTCTAAGCAATCCCTGAAATGTATGTTGATCGTTTGCTGTATCTGTTGAAGTATCTTTTAGAGTGTTCATATACGTATACACTTGTTCTAGTGTTTCTAACTTATCGTCTAGCAACACGCTTAAATTCATTTCATTGAATTGAACAGTAGTGCCAGGCAATAACGCCCTATTTCCACCAAAAGGTACTTCAGTAGGCGAAATATTCATACCAAGACCAGATATTTCTGTCACATTCAGCAATATATTTTTGTTTCCTTCTAAACCAATATTGAACGTAAAATTATTTTGTTGGGAGAAGTTAGAATTGAGAGATACCATTATTCACCTATGGAAGTGAAGTCAATTATATTATTGAGTAATTCTATATCAGAGGCACTCAATTTCATTGTATCTGTATACGGGATCGGATCAGCATTAATACTAAATTCAACACCAAGCAACTCTACCATTTCTGTTGTGTAACTTGGTACATTCTCTTTTGGAATGATGACTTTGTCATTTTCTTCAACAGACCACTTTTTTTGAATCTTGTTTTTAACCTCAACAAAGGACAAATTATTTGATTCAATCTCTTTATACAATTTATTCAGAGCAAATGCTGAAGTGATTGGTAGATCATCTTGGTGATAAAGTTTTTTTAATGCTTCACCGAAATTTGGGTTTTCTAGATGTTCGTTCGTTAATGTAATCATTACTTTTTTGGTTGATATAGTGAAAATCTAGCAATCAAAGGAAACAATTGTCGGAAAATAGGACCGTTCTTGATAGCCTTAAATACTCTCAAAACTTTGTTATCTAGATTGGTTTCTGTGGCTTTTGCTAATTTTTCAAGCAAAGGCATTAGGATAGTCATTACTGTCACTAGTGTAGAAATAACAATACTTGCTAAAAGTACATACTGTCCAATAGCACTAGCCATCAAGACTTGATATACTGTGCCAACAAACGCAGCAATTGCTTTTGTTTCTGCTGCTGTGATTGTTGAAGCAGCAATTGCTGCTGTACTTACTGGTTCTGCCATTTTAATTCCTTTGTTAGTGGTGTTAAGAAAGTTAAGAAATAATTATTTCTTTAATTTGTTCTAGTTTTGCTCCTGCTCTAGTCAATTCTTCGTCTTTTGCTTTGATACGTTCAGTTAGCATAGTATTATTTGATTGAAGCTGAGTAATTTGCTTTTTCAAGTTGTTTATTAATGCTGTTTGATCTTCATTAACATTTGGTGTTAACACTTTTTTCACTTGATAGTGAGGATAATCTTTAATAGAGTTCCAATAACCTCCCCACTCAATATCTATATCAAGTTTTTGGGCTTCTCTTTGAACAATATCATTCATGTCTTCGAAACGTTGAATATTGTCCCAATCAATAGGATATGGGGCAATATCAACTGCTAGTGAAGGTGAACTGTTATGGTAAGACTTTGGGTATTCAACTTTTGATCTACCAGAGGCAAATGCTGCATTTTGTTCTTCTTTAGTTCTTTCACCACAAAGAATACTAATGTCAACATATTTGATAACCTCATCCATAAGTACTTGTAATCTTCTGTCGCAAGTTTCTAATCTTGCTTTGCTAGTTTTTCCAAACGATGGCATATGTTCTCCTTTCTTTTGACTTTATTTATTCTTCAATATAAATGAATTTTATACGTCCTTCTTCATCTATTTTTATCAACCATTTATCTGAGATATATCCAACGGAGTTTGTTTTAGAAGACAATTTTTTGAACATTGATTTTTCTGATCTCAGGACTGCTGGTTTGGAACTTTGTCCTGTGATGTATAGTGATTCAATTTTATCTTTTAATTGCTCAACTTCTAAACCAAGTACGTTTTTGGAGAATCTTCTGGTTATCGAAGATGTCCAAGGTTGAAAATAAATTCTTACCTTTCTTCCNAGATAAATTCGTTTTTGCCCAAAAAACAGTCGTCTAACTTCTGATTTTGAAATACTA